CGTCCAGGGCCTTGACGCGACGACGCGGCTGTTTCGGCTTGGACGGGTCGCTGCAGTCGGCCAGCATCGACTGGTAGACGTCGCTCGACAGGTCCAGGCTGCGATCGGTGTTGATCGAGCAGCTGGAGGTGAAAACTTCGGGGCTGGCGCCATCCCCGAACTTGAAGACCAGCTTTTCGCCGGCGGCCGTGCCTTGAAGGGACATGGTGTCAAACTCCTATTGGTTGACGAGGTATCGGAAGGTGGAGACCAGGTGCTGCACGGTCGGATCGGGGTCGCCGACCTCGCGGGTGCTTTCCCAGTGATCGCGCTCACTCTGGATGGCGAAGCCGTCGGGATTGATGTTCAGGTCCAGCACGTCCTCGGCCGCATCGGCCAGACGGCCGCAGACCAGGCTGGCCTCCGGCCCCCGCGCCCAGTGGTGCAGGGTCAGGACGATTTCCCAGCCCTTGCGCCCGCATCCCAGACGCCGCCGCAGCTTCTGCGGCTTCTCGATCGTGATCCGCGGGAAGACGTCGGCGAACGGCTGACCGGGGGCGAACACCGCCTTGCCGTCGACGCTGGTGGCCAGCAGGCCGCTCACCGTTTCGTCCGCCAGCAGCCGCGCCACCGCCGCCACCTGCATCGCTTCGCTGATGCTGCTCACGACACCGCCGCCGCAGCCTTGGCGGCCTTGCGGCCCGCCCGCATCATCCGGCTCTTGAGCCGCTTCTGATACAGCCGCACCGTCGGCCAGAAGAAAGGATTGGCCGCCGCTCCGGGATGCCACCCGCTGCCGTCGCTGGCGCTCGCCGCGCCGCCCGACCCGATGCCATGGCCGCTGCTGCCGAACTCAACCCAGCGGGCATAGAAGGCTTCGGCGTTGCCGGCGGACACGGTCCACAGCAGACCTGCCGCCCCCTTGGCCTGGGCGCGGGTTTCGGCGCCCGCACCGCCGCGAAGGGCCAGTTGGGCCGCCTGGCCTGAATAGCCCTGCCGATAGTCGATCGAGGCTCTCAGCGCGCCGTCGTCGTAGGGAGCCGCCCGCCGGATGGCGGCGGTCAGCTCCCGCGCATTCTCTTCCAGCACGCGGCTGTACTCAGCCCGCACCAGTTCGGGCATGGCCTTCATCTGCCGCAGCAGACGGTCGAGGCCTTTAACCGACTCGGCCATCGCCCTTGCCCGCTTCCAGCAGCGCGACCAGCCACCGGCCCTTGCCCTCGAGGTCTTCCATCCACTTCACGGCGAACTCCCGGGGCGGATCGAAGACCCTGCCGGCCATGTGGTCGGCGACGACGCGATAATCCGTGGTGATTGTCCGGGTCAGGCTGTCGAACCGCACGACCAGGTCGAACAGCGACACCCCGGCGTTGCGGTCGGCCATCGTCTCTTCACCGCCCCGCACCGGCATCAGCCGGCAGACGCGCGAACCGACGTCGATCCAGTCGGCCTTGACGACGCCGCCGACGTTGCTGGTCGGCCCGCGCTTCTGGAACCGCACCTTGCTCCGCAGCTCGTTAGCGCCAGGCGGCTTCCACGCCATCGCCTAGCCCTCGCCGTCCGTCAGCCGCGCGGCGTCATCCCGCGTCACCGGCGGCGCTTTCAGCCGCACGGCCTTGCGGCCCGTCACCGCCGCCACCACGCATTCGCGGGTGACGTTGGCGACCGTTCCGGCGCGATAGGCGACCGTCGCCCGGCGGTCGCCCGCCGGGGTGAAGTCGAAATTGCGCCGGAACCGGACCCAGGCCATCGGTCAGGCCGTCGCGCAGGTGATGACCACCTGATAGGTGACCGAGGTGCCGGACGAGCTGTTGGCGACCAGCAGGATGTCGCCGGTCGAGGCCGTCACCGTCCAGCCGGCGCCCGCGTGGGTGAAGGTCATGGCCGAACCGGGTGCGATGGCTACCTTGTCGGTGGCGTCCGAGAACGGCCCCGTGAAGGTGTTCGACCCGGCCCCGCCCACGACCACGTTGTTGGTGTTGGCCGCATCAGCGATGAAGGTCAGGGACTTCACCTTGGCGCAGGTGATGGTGGCGCCCAGCGGGTCGGCCAGCGACCCGGCCAGGTCCAGGTTCTCGGTCGACGACGCGGCCAGGGTCCGCACCCCGTAGTACATCTTGTCGGCGAAGCCGGTGCCGGTGCCGGGGCTAAGCTGGGTGACGTCGCCGACGCTGAAGCGGAACGACGGCGTGCCCCCGGCCAGAGCCGTGCCGCTGTACGTCCCCTCCGCCCTCACCGACACGTCGGCGTTGACGCCGGGCGCGGCATGGGCAGCGAAGGCAGCCATGGAACCGGCAGCCAGCAGGACGATGGCGCCGAACGCGCCGAACAGCTTTTTCATGGTGGGTCTCCAGACAGCAGGGCGCGGGGCCCTTTCGACGCGGTGGGCTAGAACGCCCAGGGCCGCAGGTTTCGGATCAGGTTGTTGACCGCCGGCGGTTCGGTCTCCGCCGACTCGTCATCGAACAGGTGCCGGGTCAGCAGCAGCACGGCCGCCCTCACCCGCTCCGGGATCTCGGCCGAGGTGGCAAAGCCCGCCGTCCACTCCACCGCGATGGCGTCGACGGGCCGCAGATCCGTCGGCCAGCTGGCCCCCGTGTTCAGCACCACCCGCCCCGCCGACGGCAGCTTGCTCGCCGAGCCCATCCGCGACGGGCTGAAGTAGTAATCCGCCGCCGGCATCACCGTGGCTGCGTTATCGTCGTCGTAGGTCGTCACCCCGGCCAGCGTCACCGCCGGCCCGAACGGCAGCACGACCTCGCGCGCCAGACAGGCCCAGCTGTTCCCCCGATCCTCCTTCGGCCAGCCATCCAGCCACCCGCGCAGCGTCTGCCGGCACAGCGTCATGTCCAGACGCCCGCCGATATCCTCCGCCGCCGTGGCCAGGTGGCCCATCAGGTCGCCGTCGCGGTCGTCGGTCTCGATGCCGAGCCGGGCCTTGGCCTCGATCAGGTCGACGGCCAGGAAGGTCGCGGGCGTGACGACCTCGACGCGCATCATCTTCATTTCGGCGCCCCGCGCAGCACGTAGCCCTTTTCACCGACCCGGCCCGTGGCCGTGGTCACCGTGTTGGTCAGCCGCCACATCCCGCCCAGCTCGGCCTCCGAGACCAGCACGGTCGTCTCCGTGCCGGCGAAGAAGGTGCTGCCCAGCACCGGCCCTTCCGGCGAGATCGCCCAGCTCGAGGCCTCGATCGTGTCGGCGCCCAGCCAGCTGTCCCAGTCGTTGCTGAATTCCTGTGTCTCGCCCGGCGCGATCAGCCGCAGCCGGTTGCCGGCCGCCACGCTGACGGCGTTCATGATCGCCCGGCGCCCGGCCATCACCGCCGCGCCGACCAGGCCAAGCCCGACCGACACCGCAACGCTCAACACCTTGCTCGGCGCAGACGTCGGGGCGATCCCCAGCCCCGCGGACACTGCCGCCCGCGCCGCCAGAACCCGGCCGCCGGCCGCCGCCAGGCCAAGCCCGATGTCGACCGCCACGTCCAGCAGGCGAGAGGTCCCACCAGTGGGCGCGAGGCCCAGGCCAACCGACACAGCCTTGCGAAGGGCCGCCTGCCGGCTGACCGCCGGGGCGAGGCCCAGGCCGACCGAGACCGACTGGCTGTATTCCCCCGTCGTGATCGCCATCAGCACGCCTGACGTGCCCCGCAGCGCCACAGTGCTGGTCACCGCGCCGGACATCTGGATCGTCAACAGGTCACCGCTGGCGATCGTGTCGCTGCCGCTGGCGTCCCGGAAGACCCCGGTCGTGCCGGCGGGAATCGTCACCGACTGGCTTCCCGTCGCGCCGTTCACCCGGCTGACCACCGAAACGTCAGCCGTCGAGGCGTTGGCCGAGATATCGACCCCCAGCCCCGCCCAGGTCCCGCGATAAGGGGCCGGGCAATAGACGGTCGCCTCCGTCCCGGTCAGGGTCGGGCGGCCCCAGAGCGCCACGGCCCGGGTCAGCCCGGCGCTCAGGGACGAGCTGCCCCGGCTGAACATCGCCGACTGGTTTGCCGTCGCCCCGGTCAGCTTCATGCCGATCATCGAGAAGGTGGCGATCTGGGTCCCGCTCAGGGTGGTGACGACCGTGTTGAACAGGTCGCCCGCCGCCAGGCTGTCGGTGTGGGTGGTGTCTTCGAAGAAGCCGGTCGTGCCGGCGGGAATGGTGACGACCTGCGTGCCGTCAGAGCCGTTCTTGCGGCTCTTGACCGTGGTGTCATTGGTCCGCGCGTTGGCGGTGACGTGGACCTGAAGATTGCTGGCGGTCAGCGCCACCGGCGCGCCCACCTGCACGGTGTTCTCGGACGTCGACGCCACCTGGATCAGACCGGGGAAGTTCAGATAGCGCGTCGTCGACGAGACGTTGATGTTCTGCGAACCCGTACCGGCGATCTGGGCGAACGCCTGACCTTCCGTCGACAACCGGGCCGAGGCCGCGCCGCAGTTGAAGCTGCCGCCGCCGGTCCCCATCACCTGTTCCAGGCTGTAGGTATCGCCGTCGACCAGCGACACCGTGTTGGTCAGATCCTGCAGTACGCCGGTCTGGCCGGCGGCGAACGACACCGCCACGCCGCTGGCCGACCCGTTCTTCACCACCCGCAGCGTCGTCGCCGTCGTCCGGGCGTTGGACGGGCTGCGCACCG